GCTCATTCTGGTTGTGTCGGAGGAGATGGTGGCTGATCCAAAAATCAGTAAGAATATTGAGTCAGCAATCGCTTATGTCGGCGGCCGATGCGAGACACTTTTCTCTGGCGTTTACGTCCGAAAGAATGTGCCTGGGTTGATTGCGATACTAAGCATGAATGGATTAGCAACATAAGGAATAATATAATGGCTATAAGAAAAAACAAGAAAAGAATTGACCCTCGGTATTTTTTACACGAGACGACATATAGAGATTTGGACGAATCGGGTGGAGGCATGCAGATCACCGGCGCCACGACCAGTGATGTAACCGCTAAAGAACAAATTGTTGATTGGTTTAAGCAGAATGGTGATGTATACGGGAATGTCCTTGAAGCCATTCCTGGACACGAGGGATCCCACAATCCTGATGCCGGCCCCGAAACTGACGAAACTGGATTTTATGAGGATCTCAACGAATTCTTCTTAGATAAAGATCTCCCATCGATTCTCAACAGCATGCTCCGCCAGGGACTCCTGAATGACTGGGATGGACGTGAGCATCGACAACTCGATACAGTCAAACCACACTGGAGAACACCATGAAACAACTATTTGAAAATTGGCGAAAGCATTTAACCGAAGGCGGATACGCTGGACACTTGGATCGACAACAAGCCGGCTGGGAGCGCTCCATGGATGCCGCAGAAGCAGATAGGACTCCCGAAGAAGTTTTTGAAGACGAAGCGCTGGAATTAGCAGAACGACTTGGTGTTGATATTTCTGTGGAGGTTGCTGACGACGGCAAGCACATTATTGTAGTTAACCGCGAAGAAGGCCCCGAAGCCTATAACGACCCCGACGAAATGTACGATGCGTTATCAAAAAGAGATTTGAATGAATCTATTGACGCAGAAACACTTGAAGAACTCGAAAGAGTCTTAAGCGCTGCGTACGAGGAAGGCCTTCGGTCACACAGCCCAGAACAGCGTACCATCCCCATCGGCGAACCCGAGCAGGGAGACCCCTCACAATGGAAATCCGTCGACCCCGACCCCCACACAGAAGTTGTGCGTACGCTGATGAGGGTTGTTGAAGGATATTTGAATGGATTAGCAACACAAGGAGAAATGTAATGGCTATAAGAAAGAATAAGAAGTTTATCGATCCTCGTTACTTTATGGACGAGAAGACAGATATTATTAAAGAAAACGTCGAAATGGATCTTAATGATTCGGCTAGGGCTCCGATGTTTAATAAACAAGCAAAAAAAGTTCCCTCGACACCAGAAGATTTTAAAGCATTACAGGCAGCTATGGGTGATAAGTATTATGTAATTGACGCGGGTAACGATACACCAGGCTTCATAAAATATGTTCAGAGGGGCGAAGAAACTCCAAATGGGGGTGAACCCGTGCTTGAATTAGCGATGTACAAGACTCACCGCGGCAAGCGCGTACTTTACTTCAAAACAGCGCACACTCACAACTACGGAAGATTTACCAGATAAGAATACTAAGTATGAATGGATTAGCAACATGAAGATTACAAAACAACAACTTAAACAGATTATCAAAGAAGAGATAGAAGAGGCTAAGGGAATACCGGGCTCTGAATATCACGACACCGCGTCGAAAATAGGCCGGCCAGTCTCTCCATGGTCCGACGAAAAGCCCGAAAAAACTCAGGGCCCAGCGTTGCCGGGCGAAATGCAGATAGTGGCGAACTTTGTAAATAAAAAAATTCCTGCATGGCTCAGGCATGCCGAGGAGATGAAAAAGTCTATAGAAGACAGAGATAACTATATGGTTAAAGGCTCGCCCGGTATCACAAAGTTGCTCCAACCAATCCAAGACTTTCAATACCACATCAGAAATCTGCAAAAAAATCTAGAGCAGGATAAACCCATTCGCCGCCATGCTATGGGAATTCCATTCAGTAATGACTACGTTGAGGTACCATCTGAGGAAGAAGAACGTACGATTCTCTATGCATACCGAGAACTCGCCGAGGCCTTTGCCGAGGCCGCCGGGTATGTTGAGACGCGAAATTATGCTGGATCCACCGAGAAGCAAAAACGGTTGAACAAGCAACCTAACTATACAGAGGTTGCAAAAGATGTACGCAGCGTGCTGATGCGCCTCGTCCACGGCCGCGAGCAGTCGACCTGGCGAGACGAAACAGCATCTGGACTTGCATCGAGGCCCTTCAGAGTCGGGGAAAACTTAAAGAAAATTATCCACGAAGAACTAGAAGCGGTTTTGAGCGACGGCTACGGAGAGACTTAAAATGAAAATCACAAAATCAGAACTTAAACAGATTATTAAAGAAGAGATCGAGAATCTTCTAATTGAAGACGAAAGTGGTTATCTATCCAATATATATAAGTGGTGTCCCGCAGGAACCAAGTGTGAACCAGAGAAGAAAAAGACAAAATGGTGGAAGGGAAGATGAAAATCACAAAAGAACAACTTAAAGAGATTATTAAGGAAGAGCTTGAAAGTTTGATAGAAGCAGAAGAAGCGTGGGTTTTGGAAAGATCGGGCGCCACGTTCGCGAAGAAATTTGTGATTGGGGGTTCTCCAAGTGATCCCGACTTCGGATCTCTAGGACAAGCCAAAACATTTAAATCCAAGGAAAGCGCCAAATCTTTTGCAGCCAAGTCGGATATTCATGTTAGTGTGCAAAACAAGGAAAGCCTCAAAACATGAAAATCACCAAGTCTAAACTTAAACGGATTGTAAAAGAAGAGGTTGAAAAAGACCAAGATCTTCTCGATGCTATAGCATTACTTACAGATTCCATAGAAGGTTTAGACATTAGTATTGATTTCTTGTCGGCCGCTGTGACGGGAGGTAGTGCTCTTTCAGTAGGCGCCGGCCAGAAAAACTTGGGGCGCCTGTACAATCCATCGCCATCACGCAGTCACCGAATTGAGGTAAGTGAAGGAACCTCCCAACTTAAACAGTTTATTAGAGAAGAGCTAGATGCATTCTTGGATGAAGTATCCTCTGAAAAACAGCGCCGTTGGGCTTGTGCACAAAAAGATAAGCCTGCAAGTGAGCGCGCCGACAGCCTATCCGCTGCAGAAGCAGAAGAGATGTGCACCTCAAAAATAGAAGAAGATGAAAGAGGAGTCCGGTCGGACCCAACATTGGAGTGATAAATGATGGAAAAAGCACAGGCGTTTGTAGATACATGGTTAGCAAAGCTTACCTCTCGTAAGCTGATGGTTTGGCTTACAGCCACGGGGCTGACATTTACAGGACACGTTACTAGTGAGGACTGGGTAATCATTTCAGCAATTTATATTGGAGGCCAAACGATTATTGATGGCATCGCTAGACTAAAAGGATATAATGATTAAACAGAAAATATTAGAATTTGCTCTGAAGAACTGGAAAGCAATACTAATAGTGTTGCTTTTAATTGTTATAGCCCTTAAGAATGGTCGCGATTATAGGCTCATGCAAACTGCATATGAAACTCAAATAGAGTCTCATGAGGCACAAATAGAGGGCTTGAAAGACATACACAAGCGAGAAATAGAAGAGAAGCAATTGTTGATGGAAAGCTTCTTAGAATCAATTGCTGCAATCGAAGAAGAATATGAAGAAGCCAGAGAGGAGTTAGAAAAAGAGCGATCAAAGAAAAAGACCGAATACAAAAGAAAATTCAGACATGATAAACAAGCACTAATTAAAGATATAGAGACAAAGTTTGGTATTGAATATGTTCCTTAATCTTCTTTTGATGTTGAGCCTTTCGGCAAATGCAACTGAGCCCGCCAAATTTTCCATATTGGAGTATAAAGCGCCCGCACCGTTTGCCGGCGTTCTCTTCGATGAGAAGGCCATGGCAAAGATATTGGCAGATTATGATCTTGCCATGTACGCTTGTGACATAAAGACCGATTATCAACTGAAGATTCAAAAAGAAGAGTATGACTTTAAGTTAGAGAACTCAAGAATCGAACACAAAGCCTTAACAGATGAGTACGATTTGTTTATAATGCAGAAAGATAAAGAAATCAATATACTCGTAGATTCACTAAAAAAAACTTCGCCCCGTCACAAATGGTTGTATTTTGCTGGAGGAATCCTGATTGGTACTGCTAGCTCATATGGCGCATATAGGATAATTAATGAAAACTAAAGATAGCAAAGAGCTAGATCAAATCGCTGCAATCGAAAAGGCAATCTCTGAAAAATATGGAAAAGAGACAATCCAAAACCCACGCAGCCAATGGGATAAAGAAAAGGAAAAAGATTATATTGAGCAGATGAAAGATTTTTATAAAGCTAAAAGCCTTAAAGAAAAGTGGCAAGATAAAATAAACGTTAATGGTATAAAGGCTACAAAAAAACTACTTAATAGAGAATCTCTAAGAACATGTCCTGTCTGCGGGAAATTCCCAAAGAAATCGATGGATGATGTTTGTCTTCTAAAATTTGATTGTTGCAATAGATGTTACGTTCAATATGTAGAAGGAAGAGAGGATAGATGGAAAGGGGGATGGCGACCAAGTGAAAATAAATAAAGAAACACTTAAAGAAATGATTCGTCAAGTAATTAATGAAGAAGTTGAACAAGATCCCACTAAGATTAAATCCGGATCTATGTCCACGGGCGCAAGAATTAAGGGCTCGCGAGACCGCATCGCCGGCGCCGCAGAAGAATTCACAAATCAAGAAAGAAATATCATCGACCAACTAGAGAAGTTCATCTCAGACATGGCCGCAAAGCCGGGAGTTGACCTAACAAAATTCAGACCCCTTTTACAGAGGGTACTCAAACTCTTACAACAGCAAGCTGCTAAATCAATAGAGCAACCACAACAAGGAGAAGCACAATAATGGCAACAGTTTACGAAATAGTGCAGGGGCTTTCTCAAGCCGCCGCAAATGCATATGATGGGGCACTTGGTGAAGACCAATCGCCCACAAAGACCGGAGTACTCCGACGTGAAGAGGGCGATGCTCTTATTGATCAGAGAGTAATGGACGGCTTTAACGTAAAGTTTTACGGAGACATGATGTGTCTTGGATACCAGTCTGAGATTAGGCTTAAAGAGGTTTACGCACAAGGATTTGAAGACGAAATTTCACAACGTGTAGCAGACATCGCAGGATTCCTTAAGAAAGAATACAAGAAGATCACAGGCCGCACTGTCGCTCTCACCGAAGAGGGAGAGATCGATGTGCGTGTTGAAAATTCTTCACGAGTTCGCTCTTGGGTTACAGCCAAGATGCATTACAAGGTTGGGGGGCTGTCCTCTGACATGAGCGACGACAATACCGGATCTGTTAATACTGTTGAAGAGGGCTGGAAAACTTTCCTTGATCAAGGCGGCTGGAAGGGCCCACGCCCACCCAACGATACTCGACCTAAGAATTCAGGAAAGTAAAACCAATGGATGTCTCCCGCGCCGAACTATATCGCCTCATTATAGAAGAGTATGCCACAGAAGAAGGCATAGTTATAACAGAAGATAAGGTGGACGATCTACTTGCGTGGGTTCAGGGTGGAGAGAAGCCAGAATGGGCCGGCTCGGACGATGATACGGTCCCGGCTCCACCGGAAGTCCCAGGACCTGACGACGCGACATCAAGCGATACTTACCCGATGGACGTCCCAAGTGACGACGCGCCAGAGAGCGAATATCAGGGCTTCCAGAAAGACAGCGCCCCATCGGATATGTCCGATGATGATATTATTAGCACCATCAGCGGTATGATATCCGGAAGAGATCCAGAGCATGTATCCGAGCTTTTTCAAGCAGTTTTTGAAAAGATTCCTGGTGTTGAATTATCTAAGCCCGGCGAGGAAGAGACGCTTTATTCGCCTGGTGCTGAAGGTCGACCAGTTGCTGGTTTCCAATTAGAAAATTTAATGGAACTCATTCGCGAAGTTCTCGAAGAAGGACACTATCATGATATGGGCGATGAAGACGAGGTGTATGATGTTTTGGACCCCCATGGTCTTGATAAGATGCCAGACGCTGAGCTAATTGATATGATGCATAAAGATGGCATGGAAGGGATAATTGCGCTTGATGGTGAAGGCGATTTAGCCAACCGCGAAGAAGTTATAGCAGCACTAAAAGCAACGCGTTAAAGAAATACTAAAATGTGGCAAGGACCCATCCTATTTCCTTAAGACGTATGCCCGTATATCACATCCGATGCACGGGTTAATTCTTTTTGATACCTATGACTTTCAAGATGAACTATTGAAAGACTTTAATGATTATAGATTTAACGTTATCTTGAAAGCACGACAGCTTGGAATCTCCACGATAACGGCTGGGTATGTTGTCTGGCTTATGCTATTTCATCGCGACAAAGCAATCTTGGTTATGGCAACTAAGTTTGCGACGGCTGGAAACTTGGTCAAAAAAGTTAAGAACATCATGCGGAATCTTCCTGACTGGCTGAAGATAGCCACTATCAGTGTGGATAACCGCACCTCTTTTGAACTTTCGAATGGTTCTTCGATAAAAGCCGCATCCACATCTGGCGATGCTGGCCGTTCGGAGGCGTTGTCTCTCTTGGTGCTTGACGAGGCCGCACACATTGAAGGGTTGGAAGATTTATGGACTGGTTTATATCCCACGCTGTCAACGGGTGGTCGCTGTATTGCGCTCTCTACTCCGAACGGTGTCGGTAATTGGTTCCATAAAACCTGCATGGACGCAACGGCCGGGTCCAACAATTTTAAATTAACTACCTTACCGTGGGTGGTCCACCCGGATAGAGATGAAAGCTGGTATGATAAAGAAACCAAAAATATGTCCAAGCGCCAAATTGCACAAGAGTTAGCATGCAACTTCAACACATCCGGCGAGACAGTTATAGATTCAGGGTGTATGGAATGGCTAGCCTCTAACGTAAAAGAGCCGAAGTACCGAACCGGCTTTGACCGTAACTTCTGGATCTGGGAGGAGTTTGATCCTACATGCAATTATTTAATGGTTGCTGATGTGGCCCGCGGAGACGGCGCCGATTTTTCAACCTTTCATATTGTCAAGCTTGAGACGCTAGAAATAGTGGGGGAATACCAAGGAAAACCAACATTAGATATGTATGCTAACTTGCTGAACCAAGTGGGAAGAGAGTTTGGCAATTGCATGCTTGTAGTGGAAAACAACAATATTGGTTATTCAGTTTTGGATAAACTCATTAACGATCACCGCTACCCAAATGTCTACCATTCAATTAAATCTACGCACGAATATATAGAGCAGTATCAAGCAGAAGTTATAAACAGCGCCGTACCCGGATTCTCCACCACAATGAAAACGCGCCCATTGATTGTTGCAAAACTAGAAGAATTCATCAGAAACAAACTAATTAAGGTATATTCATCTCGTACTCTTAACGAAATGAAAACTTTTATTTGGAGGAACGGTAAGCCGCAAGCAATGAAAGGATACCATGATGACCTTATCATGGCTTTAGCGATTGCATGTTGGGTCAGAGATACGGCCTTACAGTCAAATGCTAGAGAGTTAAACTATCAAAAAGCCTTTGTTGATGCGATATATACCACAAAAACTAGTATGAATACTCAAATTAAAGGACAAGATGGCTATAAAAAAGATAGTATCTTTGATAAAATGAATCAAGCAGAAGATTTATATAGTCAATATAAATGGATTATAAAGTGAGAAAATAAATGCCCTTAGACAACAACCCAGCAAATAAACAAAATAGCTTATTCAAAGCTTTAACGAGACTATTCTCCGGACCGATCATTAGTTATAGATCTCAGTCGGGAAGAAGAATCCGACGCCAACATTTGGATAAGTTCTCTTCCCGCTTCCAGACGGCTTCTGGTCAGCAGTTTAAGAAGACACTGTATAACCCTCTAGATATCATTGCCACCAACGCGATGCAAAATCAAGCCCGGGCCGAGCGCTATGTGGACTTTGATCAGATGGAATACACACCAGAGATTGCGTCCTCAATGGACATATATGCCGACGAGATGACTACCTATTCGGATCTGCGTCCGATGTTAAAGATCAAGTGCCCGAATGAAGAGATTAAAGCTGTCCTAGCTATTTTATTTGATAACATCCTTAACCTTAAATACAATCTTTTTGGCTGGGCCCGAACCATGTGCAAATACGGGGACTTCTTTCTTTATCACCAGTGGAATTCAGGTGGCATGACCTTCGAAAACTGGCAGGTGGCACACTTTAGAATTCTTGGAAATGATAAGTACGCTCCCTATGGAACCTCAATCCTTGAGCCCGCCCGCCGCATCTGGCGCCAACTCACTCTTATGGAGGACGCCATGATGGCTTATCGTGTGGTGCGTTCTTCTGAGCGGCGAGTCTTTAAGATTGACGTGGGAGCCATCGCCCCACAGGATGTGGAGCAATATATGCAAAAGGTTGTGTCTCAGCTTAAGAGACACTCTGTTATTGATAATAAGACCGGCCGTGTTGATTTACGATATAACCCCATGTCCATTGAAGAAGACTACTTCCTTCCCGTGCGCGCAGGCTCCATGACGACGATTGAATCCCTCGCAGGAGCACAAAACATTACTCAAATTGATGACATCAAATACCTTCGCGACAAACTTTTCTCTGCTCTCAAAATTCCTCAAGCTTATCTTTCAATGGGCGAGGGTGCAGCAGAAGATAAGACAACGTTGGCTCAGAAAGACATTCGTTTCTCGCGAACCGTACAGCGGCTGCAGCGTGTTATCATCGCTGAGTTAACTAAGATCAGTATTATACACCTGTATACCCTCGGATTCCGCGGCGACGACCTGTTGGGGTTTGATCTGAGTCTTAACAACCCATCCAAAATCGCAGAGCTTCAAGAGCTTGAACACTGGAAGACGAAGTTTGATATCGCTGGCTCAGCTACCGAAGGATTTTTCTCACGTCGCTGGGTTGCTGAGCACGTTTTTGCGATGTCTAATGAAGAGTTCACACGCAACCAACGCGAAATGTATTATGACAGAGAACACGATGCTGCTCTCCAAGCAGTCGCAGAAGCTGCAGCCGCAGGCGAAGCTGGGGGAGACTTAGGCGGAGATCTTGGTGGTGACCTAGGTGGTGACATAGGCGGCGACTTAGGTGGCGACCTCGGCGGACCAGAAGAAATGCCAGCCGGTGATGTTGGAGAACCTGAAGGCGGCGGCGATGAGTCCGCGCTCCTAGCAGTACCCCCCGGCTCCCGTAACGCACCACGATTAACTCCCGGAGCTAAAGGAAAGGTTTACCATCCCAAAAAGGTCGATCGCCGTGATGCGG